TTTCCCTCCCCAAATCATCTAATACACTTACTACTTCATCTAAAAATAGTATATTAATTCTTGACTTAGAAATACTACTCATTAACTTACGAATTGCTATTAATGTTGCAGTATTTACTCGGGCTAGTTCTCCGGATGACAATGCTAGAATATCTACTATTTTACCATTGTCTGTTATTTGTACATTTAATTTGTCATTTGAAACCACAAATTCAAGCGTAAACCTGCCATCAGAAAATTCAGCTAAATAAGTATTTACTAATTCTTCTAACTCTTTAACTAAATTCTCTATTTTGTAGGCTAGGAGTCCGTTTGTACTGAAAGCTTTTTTAAGTATTTCTAAATTTATGAAGACTTTGTTTTGCTTACTAACTTTATTCTCGGCTTCTTTGAGCTGAGCTTTAAAGGCTTCTGTTTGTTCTTGTATGATTTGGATCCTTGTGTTATTTTTGGTACGCCTTTCGTTTTCTTTCGCGATTTCTCCCAGCTTTTCTTTTGCTGTATGAATTCTCTCGCGAACTCCTGCAATGCGGCTATTAAGCTCATCGCCGTCCACTTGCTTACTTGATAAGCTATGGTCAATGCGGCTATACAAATCTTCCCAATCTTTTTGAATACTGACTTTAGTATTGTACTGAGAGTTGTTATCTTTGATTCTTTCGATTTCTCGGGATATGTTGCCACGCTTTTTTTCTACCTCCTCTATACTATCCAATTCTGTTTGTATTAAATCTTTTTTGAATTCTTTGTTTACTGTTTGCTCACAAGTGGGGCACTTATCCCCTAGTTTTAATAATTTTTCTAACAATATATTAGAACTATTAACTGAGGCTTTTAAACTACCTTCTTCGGTTTGTAACTTATCATAGGACAGTAATTCGCTGGCATTTATTTCATTAGCTTTATTAATATTTATCTGCTTAAATAAGTCTTTATAACTATTATTAGTTTTTATTTTTTTATTTTTTTCCGAGATATTTTCAAATTCTAATAATAAAGACCTTAAAATCTCTTCATCTTCAGTCGTGTTAATTTCTAAATTTAACATTGGAAGTATGGTAGTACTTTCCAATTTATTGTCATGCAACCATTTTTCTACCGTTGCTATAGTCGCATTTATCTCATTTATTGTAGAGTTTATTTCTCGAGAGGCTTCTTTGAAAACCTCAAATAACTTTACATATTCTTCTAAGTGCAATAAATCAATTAAAAACTTTTTCCTATTAGTATCTGTAGCAGTTAGAAATTGTAAACTACTATTAGTGTTCTGATAAACTAATTGGCTGAATGTTTTGAAATCTATACCTAGAATATCTTGTAGAGTTCTATAAGTATTTGTAGCGGTATGGCTTGATATATCTTCGCCATCTTTAAGAAGTTTCACTTTTATACTTGCTTTTCTAATCACAATCACTTCGTATAAAGAGTCTTCTTTAGTAAAGGTTAGATGAATGTCATATCCATCATTAATATATCTATTGGGAATATCGGCTTTTTTTATTCCTTTTGAATTTTTATTGTATAATACTTCTTCAATAATCAATGGTATGGAAGACTTTCCCATACCATTTTTACCTATTATTTGGGTAACATTACTACTATCTAAATCAAGTTCATTATTATCACCGTAGCTGAAGCAATTATTCCATTTGAGCCTTTTTAGAGTAATCATTAAATGTTCCTATGATTTCGGATACGTTATTCGGGTCTATTTCTAGTATATAATTTAGATATTCGATTAATTCGTCTTCTAATGTCATTTCTTTATCTATTATGAGAGCGGCTTCAGAATTTCGTTTTACTACTTTCTTATCCAATAATTCTGAATTTTTCACTGAAGCTAGTTGTTGCATATCTCCTTCTATCTCATAAATAGTGTGGTGATAGTCTGTCGGTATCATCTCTTCCTCGCTCTTTACTGTTCTTCGAATTAGTTGAGGCAGGTTAAACGGTTCCCATATCCAATCCCAAGTATTCTCAGCAATATATAAAAATCCTGTTGAGACTTCGGTTCTATGGAAAGAGGTAGTCATTGGACTGCCTGGATAAACAATGTTTCTCTGTGTATTGCTATGAGCGTGTAAATCGCCTGCAAACACAACCGGAAACGGGTCAAATCTATGTAGATCAACTTCAGGCTTCACATGAGGGGGTATCTCACCCCTCACATGAGTAAATAGAGGCCAATCAGGATTGAACTTTTCTATACTATTGGGCTTATGAAGATCTGCGTACGGAAGAATACTAAAACCTAAATCCTTATCCTCATAGGATATGTCAATAACACTGACCAATGGATTTATCTGTCTAGTAACATCTTTTAGCTGGGTAAAAAAGGTTTTATTCTTTTTTGTGGCTTCATGATTACCGTCAAAAATTAGAGTGGGTCTTTGAGCTTTAGATATAAAAGAAAAGTACAGCTCTAATTCTATCATAGTAGGTAACCTATCAAATAGGTCACCTCCAATGATATGCATAGAACAGCTTTTTTCTTGCTCTCTTATTGCTTCAAAAAATAACTCATACCGATTTAATGCCCACTTTACAGGGACATTTTTCTGGCCTAACTTTAGGTGCCAATCGGCTGTGAATAATATCATGCCACATTAAATTCTTCTTCAAGAGTGTCATCTACTTCACCAACCGCAGCCTTTCTAACCGTATCTAGAAGTTCTTTTTGAGCGTCCGGAGTTGGTCTAGCCATAACGTCATCCATAGACTTGAGGTCAGCAATAGCTGCCATTTCGTCTTCAGTTAACGCACGGGGCTTACACTTTAATACTTGTAGTTGATATTCTACATTGTAAGCTAGTGGGCCGGTCTTTACTCGCTTAAAGCAAATATCCCAGCCAGTTTCTACATCAGTAGGGTCGCCTAAATCTTCTGCTGCAACCATGATTTGTTCCCACAGTTTCTTTTTAAGATTTAGTACTTTAACCTTACCGTCTGCAGGGTCAATACATTGAGTAGCGTAGCTCCAGCCACACTTGAGATCAGGATAGTACTCACGTACCCAATCCTTTTCTTTGTTGTTAAAACGCTCTGTATCTCTATCAAATGATAGACATTCAAGAGGTATGTTTTTACCGTTGGTTCCTTCTATCCAATAAACGTATCTGGCTAGAATATCCCCTACAACACGGACTTTATTATCTCCGTCTCGATAGGTAAAACTTTCGATTGAGCTTTTTTGAGCAGAGCCCTTCTGCTGATTAAATGAAATTGCCATTTCAGTGTTTCTCCAATGGGACTTCTTCGTAAAGAAAATGAATTAAATTTTTATCATCTAAACGAAGTAGACTGTTTTTGTTAATATTGTCAACAAGTAGGTTTGCAAACGGAACGTGTAGCAACTCTAATGTTGTGGTTTCAGTAGCAAGATACTCAGAAATACTTCTAATTGAAGCAGAAGCTAAGTAAGTTGCTATATCTCTATAGGTGTGTTTGTATGCGTTATATAATAAAACATCTGGATGTACTAAAAAACTTGTACCTGTAAAATCATGTTTTCTATACTTATAGAGAACATCCTTTCTATTTTGAGGGATTAGATTATTAGTAACCATTTCAAATATTTTGAATATCTCTAATACACTACCATCTGATACGTCGTATATTTTTTGCCAATCATACAACAGCATATATTATATCAACCTTTAAGGTGAATGTCAAGAACTATTTTTTAAAGCTCTTTTATTTCATACCCTTGTTTCATGTAGTATCCAACTCTATTAGACGCCTGCCTTCTGGCAGTATCCCCTTTGAGGTGAATATCAATAATTACAGGGGTTAGTTTATCTTCTTCTTTTCTAATAATTCGACCAATTAACTGGGTTAATAAAGGTTCATTATTAATGGGTGTACCTAGGATTAAACAACTTAATTCATTTATAGAAATTCCTTCTGAAAAAATTGCTTGAGTCCCGTATAATACGTTTTTATTTCCAAATCGAAGTTCGTTTATTAACTCCTCTCTTTCTTCTTGCGGAATATCACCCGTGACGCAGATAGCTTTATCTCCTGTAAGTTCTGCACATCTTTTTAGAAAAGCTACTCTATCACTAACTACTAAAACCTTATGTCCTTTAATAGCATAACCAGCAGCTAACATCGCCACGGTATGTCTATATTCTTCAGTAGTTGCTAGATTTGTAACTCTATTAGCCCAAGGTATTCTTGCGCCATCTAAGAATCTTATTTCAGAGTGGTATATATTTACTACTGGAGACATGAAATTTTCTTTAGGAGGCTTAAGAACATTAGGACTAAAATAGTCTCTAAATACAACGTGTTTTCCGTCTTTACGTTCTATAGTGCCAGACAAGCCAATTTTATATCTACAGTAGTTTGTATCTAGTATTCGAGAAAAGGTAGGGCTACTAACGTGATGCATTTCGTCTAAAATTACAGTTCCAAACTCTTTACGAATTTTATCTATATTTCTATATAAAGTTTGAATATTTCCTATCACAATAGGACTATTAGCATCGAAATGTCCACTTCCAATAATTCCAGGTTTAATCCCAAATACTTTTTCTACTTCCTTTGCCCATTGATTTCTTAGAGAGATAGTATGGACTACTACTAGGGTTTTCTGCCCTAACTTACTGGCTATTGCTAGTCCTGTAAAAGTCTTTCCCCAGCTAACCCAAGCATTTATAATACAATTATCTTCTACTGTATTATATACTTCTTGTTGGCTTTCTCTTAAATCGAATTTGAACTTAGGAAATTCTTGCGGTTTTACTATTCTTTTGTCTACAATCTCATGGCCATGTGGAATCAAATCAGTACGACCTATAGGGATAGTTACAATACCTGGACGTACAATTGCCATGTTTTTTATTACCTGTGGAACCAGGTCTTTTGGATTTTTTGGAGGTACTACATATGTAAGTTCTTTATCCAACTCATCTTGAATTTCTGGAGTTACATCCAAATAAATTCTATTACTAAGTACAGCTTTCATATCTTCCTTCGAGTATCTTTCTTTTTAGTTTCAGAATACTCATAAATTATCCAAGGATATTCTCGTAG